GTCAGGGAATCGCTCAATATACCAATTGACATTGACTGACAATGTGGTTTGAGGCGACAGACCGAGGAAGTACATCCCTGCAGTGTTGAATGGTGCGATCAGTAGGGTTGGTGGGAACATAATCACCGAAGCGAAAATTGTATCCATCTGAGTCCAACCAGTACCAATCCCTAGGCCTGAGCCCAAACCATTTTCAACATACTGGTCCCAGGCTATAACCATTTGAGGTTCCTGGAACTTGGAGGGATTGTCCAAGGTGTTCATGGTTGCCACGCAGTAGGCTCCTTTCTCCGCTTCCCATTGCTGGGACCCTGCGAGAAATTTTGCCTGCGCTGCGCTGCCCGGAGGGGCAGTTAGGGCATAGGTGGAGGCGTACATGGTACGTTCCCAGCCAGACGGGGCTGGAACCTGCTCGCCACCATACTCCTTCTCGAACTTGGTTAGTTCGGTTTCCATACGGGTTGTTTGCAAACCCCACTTTTCGCGGAACTCTCGCTGCATGGCCATCTCCCTACGGATTCGGCCAGGTGGATTGTCCTTGCGTTGGGGGTCCCACATTCCCTTAATTGCCCTTTCGAGTGCCTTCAGTTCAGGAGTGAACTTAGGGTCTTTCTGGGCCTTCTTCATTCTCGCCAGGAGTTCTGGATCCTGGTAGGAGTAGAAGTATGCGGTGTATTTTTGGTCTGGTTGCGGATTTGGCTGACGGTAGACGATCACCTCACCCTGCTTGTAGAGCGGGGCGGTAGTATTGATCACTTCAAAACCCATGCCAATAATGCGCGAACCTCCACGCATAAACTGCGTTGGTAACGACAGCGTGATTTCCTCGGCGTCGTAGCCCCCAGCGGGGACTTCGCCACCATAAGTATCTTCACCTGCAGGAACGCAGTATGCAGTACAACCGCCAATTGGAAATACACCCATGTCTGAGGTAAACTCAGGCAGGGAACCCAGTAGATAGTTTGACTGACTAGAAGGGGTGGTACCAGTATCAGTGGTCCATTGTTTCCCAGAGTCAGCAACTTGATTTGGAATGGGCCACAACGCGATGTTGGCATCCCAGTTTCCGGTATCAGTGATAGCGGCTGGTTTCTTCAACGTCTGTGTGGACTTTATGCATTGTACAATTGAGGCAGAAACATTCATGTCGGGAAAACCGGCAAGAGTGATCTGCTCATCATGAAATGGGTCCGTAGCCTCAATGAGCCAGTTCTTTCCCTCTGGAGTGAGGGCACCGGCAGCAATGAGCTCGGTTAGGGTCGCCTTCCTGGATTGTTTATTGGACATCTTACGAAGTCTTTTTATCCTATGCCCAGAGAAGGCGGTACCCCTAGGATTAAGGGTACTCTTTACCAACATGAGATAGATCAAGGTTGATGGGAGCGCAATCTGGATGCTCCCAACCAAACCAGAACGAGTAAAGATCATGGTCAGATGGAATATATGTCGACGACAGTTCCAAGATCTCACCAGTCTCACTCCAAAGTCTATACATCTTCATCATGTGGTCTCTGATCCAGTGGCGTTCATCTTCAAAGGCAAGTAATGCCAACAAAGAGGTCCACTTCGACCATAGTGCTTCATGCGACGGTTTGTCCACTTGAGTGACCATTGCGGTCAGGACACGAGACACGTCGAAGGTATGTGCCCACCCGAAGGGGGTCCTTTTGAATACTCCACCAAGGAATTTCAAACCTGCAACTGTGGGCTGAATTTTACATTCATCCCGTTTAAAGCGCATGCCGAATTTGGTGTACAATCCATCAAGCCAGTTTAACAAGCCCCCATGGGGGGCAAGCCATCTCTTGAGTTCTTCCGTGGCCAAGCCAAGGGAGTCATCACCATAGAGACGAAGCAAGAGGAGATCCATGCACAGTCGAAGTGTGGGACAGACATTGTTCTCGGCACAAAGTTCCACCAACCCGTAAAGGTAGATGAAAATGTGCCAAATAGTATTGTCGTAAGACGTACTGTCCTGCCCACTCTTGTTGCCATGCCCGTAGTACAATAATTGTCCAGAGGGGGAGAAAATTAGGGATTTGGCTTTATGGTAGTAATGGTAAACCATCCGATCCCACATCGCCTGTGTGCGATAGAGTGGATGGAGCATACACCAACGGAACGCCAAGCAAACTGCGAATGCGAACCGTGCCATTCTAGAGTCCCATTTAGAAAGGTCCCCCTCGAACTTGTCCCCTTCCTGACTGAATAGGTCACCAAGCCTGGTAAACCCACCGTGGGTGCGATCAAAGCCTATCGCAGACCATGTTCCTGGCACGGATGCCATCTGGTCATTGATGTCTTGATTAAGTCGCTGTCCACACGCGCGGAAATCCGCGTCAGGGAATAGGAACGTTCTTCCATCATCTGCGTCCACTTTCGCGGACTTAAGTATTTCAACCTTTCCACTACACTTCCAGTACATAGGAAACCAGTACTGGTGTGCGAACTCCCAACACTTCTGAAGGTCGTCCTTGCACTCCGTCATCACATGCTTCATCTCACG